TCCCTTGTAGGAAAACTCCTTCAATATACATTTTCTTTTTAGCACCTTTTCCTTCGGTGATAAATTTAACGCTTGAAATTTCTTCGGTAATGAGTTTCATTTTCTTAATTAGTAAATCCTACATTATTTGCTTCAATTGCAGCACTTGTCCAAATAACATCTGTATGCTTCTTCTGTAAAAATTCTACTGATAAAGTAGGCATTTTAAAGTATTGTGTCGTGGCAGCTCCAACCCTAGTTGATACTCCCACAGTAACTGTACCACTATCAGTATTAACAAGTCTTACACAAGTTGCTCCCACATCACTACTAGTCATAATACTAGTAGCAGCACCAGCAGTAGTTCCCGTTGTTTCGGCTGTCGCCATTAATTTTACGAGTTGAGACATTATTCTTGATCCTCAGTGTTTTCTGCAGTTTCAGGTGTACTAGTATCAAACATAGAAAGTGCTATTTCTGGTTTACGAGCATCTATTTTTTCTGCTGCTTTTGTAAACAACACGTCTTTCATCTTATCACTAATATCGGCTGCTGAAGAATCAGTAGCAATCAAATTGACAATTTCTTCCATGAAAATTAATATAATCCTATTCTTTATTTATATCTCTGCTTTCTTGATGTCTTTTCCCAACTGACCATTAGTGATTGCACCATCTGCTTCTAATGGCATATCTCCTAATGTATCCATTTCACCTTCTGCTGGTAAGGGTTCACCAGTTATAGGATCCATAGAAGCAGGATCAGGAATAATACCATCCTTAATTTCCTTTTCTATCTGCTCATCCTGTTCGATTATTTCTCCATCAGTCTGACGTAAAATATTCTTACGAACCCATTCTTGTGAATAGAATCTTCCGATATAAGGTTCAATAGTAGCAAGAGTTCCTAGTCTCTCATTCATCATCTCAGTTTCTTTAAGTTCAGCAAACTGATTATCATAAATGAAATCATATTGAATATGCTCACTCAAATCTTCCCAATCTTCAGGAGTTACAATATTTTTAAGAATCAATTGAGTCTTAAGCATATCTGTAAACATATGAGCAAAACGCTTTCTTAAACGTCCTACAAATTTAGAGAACTTAAGTTCATCTCTCAATATTTCTGATGAACGACCTAAATTAAATCCACCATCTGATGCAATTCTAGATTCGGGAACTGCTAATGCTCTATAAAGTTTTTTCTGGAAATATTCAATATCAGCAAGTTCTCCTAAGTTTTGTCCACCAGGAAGTGTTGTGATTTCAGTTCCTCTACCACCTTCTCTTCTAGGAAGCCAGAAATCTTCCATCATAGACATGAACTTACGATCATCTCTAACTTCACCAGTGTTAGCATCATATACTAACTTATTACGATAACGCATCATAACATCACGAAGATATTGTTCTGCTTTTATTTTGGGAAGATTACCAACATCAATGTAGAATATTCTTCTTTCTGGTGCTCTTGATAATCTGTAAATTACAAGACTATCTTCAATCATACGAAGTTGATTAAGTGCCTTAATTGCTTTTTGTAAATATGAAAGAACAATTCCTTTATTTCTATCTACTAAACCAGATGTTACATAAGTGATAGAATCTTTTGCAATTTTTACACCCTTAGATGCTCCACTACCACTGACCATTCCTGATGGATAATTAGACTTTGGTGTATATACAAAATATTCTTCAATTTCAGGAGCTACAATTTTTGTATCATCCTTCTCCCCATTCATCTTAATACTCATTGCATCCCCTTTGCTCATCTTCTTTTCTTGACGAACAAATCTCATTTTCATGGGATCAATATATCTTAATTCTTTTATTCCTTCTTCTGGATTTTTAACATCAATTACTTTTAAATAATATAATCTTCCATCAACATACCAATTTCTAAGTATTTCGTGCGATTTTTTATCAAAATCTAATATATCTTTTATATTTCTAAACTCATCTCTAATTGCTCTTTTAAGTTTATCACTTGCATTTAAATTAGATAATTCGATCTCAATTGGAGTGTCATATAAATCACTAACAATTGCTTCATTTATAATATCTTCAATGGCACCATCACATTCTGGATGTAATGCCATTTCACGATATCTTCTTATCAAATCATATTCGGTTCTATAGACACCTTCAATATCTACATAGGAACCATAAAATCCACTGGAAATATAATTATCAACCCCGTCCTCATTATTCTGAGGAACGGGGGATATTACGCCAGGGGATTTCTTTTCTTTTTCAATAGAAAAGCCAAAAAGTCTTGCCATTGTATAATCTTTTTACCTATTATAGCACTATTTATCTGATATCTTCACCGCCAGCTGCAGTAGAAGTACCTTTATATGCTTCCCACCACTGAACTTGCATTTCTACAGTAAACTCTTCAAGAGTATCCGTAGTCTCATAACTTAGGTCAATTGTGGAAATATTAGTTGGAAAAATATCCCAAAACTTATAAGATCTTAAAATACCACCATCACGATCTAACTGATGAACCATGGCATCTTTTTGATAATCATCAGGGTTCTGAACTCCCGTAGCATCTTCCATACTGTTAATGATATTCATCCACTTCTCAAAAGCAGAACGAATAACAAAATCAACATCGTTGAGAACAGTAATTGTCCATGTTTCGAATGTTCTATCTCCTGCAATTTTAAGTATCCTTCCTCTGAAAGGAACTTCAATTGGTGAAATTGTAGATGCAGGAAGTGCTGCTGCCTTAACTAAAAATCTTGATTTCTGTAAGACATCATTTTCTATTTGAACTGCATTTGGAAACGCTAACTCAACCTCAAAAAGATTCGGCCTAGCACCACCACCAGTTAACTTACTTTTAAAATCGCTTATCTTCCTTAAAGGAATGCTATTTTGTTGAACACGGCTTGGCATTTTTTTTAAACCTCTATTAAACGTTACCGATTACTTCTTCAAATGCAACGCCAGTTCTAGTGGCGATGAAGTTAAGACCAACGAAGTTAATTGATCTTGCAGGCTTAATGTATATATCAGCCACAAACTCATTCGAATCAATAATTGCGGCGGTGTTATTAGTCTCATCACAAATAACAACATAATCTGTAATTCCTCGTTTAGCCTGAACATCACGTAGGAAAGGTTCAACAATATTCACAAAGTTAGTTCTTGTGATCTCATCGTTAAACTCAAAGAGTTGATCCTTCGCTGCAGCAGAAATTGCATCTTCAAGGAAGAGGAATAATCTACGAACGTTAATTCTATCAAATGCAGATGCCTTAGCAAATGCAGTCTTATCACCAAATAAGACAATTCCAGCACCAGGTGAGAAAATTACAGGATTGACTCGTGCAGAATAAAGACGATCTCTTTGTTCCTTAGATGGATTGTATGCTAACTTAACTGCATTAAGAATAGCACCTCTTGCAGTACCTGCAGGTGAGAACCAAGGGAACGCATTGATATCTGTTCTTGCACATAATCCAGCAATATCACCATTCAAAGGAACATAACGGAAAACGTTATTAAATCTATCAAACATATACTTGTATCCACTATCGAATACTGCATATGATGATGAAGTTATTGGATCAAAGAAATCAATTACGTTATCGGTAATAGTTGCATCACTTAAAACAACATCTACAGTTTCCTGATTAGGATTATCTGTAATCATAGATCCCCTATAAGGAGAAATAAATGCAACTGCATCCTTTCTTTTATCTGCCACAGAAATCAATTTAGTAGCAAGTGCTCTTGCTTCATCCTGACCTCCTTTCGCAGATCCCATCAATAGGAAATCTACATCAACATTAGTATCATTCTCAAATAATGTATAACCAGCAACTAAGTCACCCAAATCTGAATTAAGTGCTCCTGTAGATGTTATGGTAGAAATACCACTATAATTAGTACCTTTCTCCAATACAGCATTTAAATTACCAATACTAGAAAAAATAACACCTTCGGCATTTTGATCCCAACCAGTATCACCAGCAAGACTAAATCCTGAACTATATCCAGTTGTTACAACTCCTGCAGGTTCTCCACCACCAAAAATTAATGTTGAATTAGTCTCTAAGTATGATCTCCAATATGAAGGTGAACCTACAGAAAACTCAGCATCTTTTGCCTTAGAAAGATTCAAATGCTTTTCAAGAATTGTTCCGACATTTCCACTAATAGTTCCATCACCATCAATTACAACAACATGAACTTCATCGAATCTTGCACCTCTAGCAGATGCAAATTCTGAGGTTGTGGGGCGATCTGCAAGAGTATTCCACTTAATAGTATTAGTAGTTTCTTTACCACCAACTGTTGCAGTTGAAATTTCAAGTTCCTGATTATCAAACCAATCTCTTGCACTACTAATACTAGTAGATCCATACGAAGTAGACTGACCTGTAGAATGAATAGCAACTGTAGAATCTGCACTAAACTTATAAATGCTATTATAAGATTGAGCAGTTTCTGTGGAAGCTGCATTAACATGACTTAGGAATTTAACTTCTACTTCTCCAGTGCCAATTTTGGTAACAATACCTTTAAAGTATCCATCAAGTTCTGAAGTAGTACCCGCACCAACTCCTGTGTTAGAAACTGTTGTTCCATCAGGAACTGCTTGAGTAATTCCATATCCAACGGCTATATCCGCAGTAACAAATGTGGTTGTTCCAAAATCAAATGATGTTGTTAAATCTACACTCGATTGTGATGAAGTAGACATGGTAACAAGACCAGCAGCTCCTCCACCAGGTACTGCAAGAACAGTCGTTCCTGCTGAAACAACACCTGCAACATCACATTTAACTTCCAATCCAACAGTAATATCCGTTGTATCACTCAATGAAATAGTATTAGCAGATCCTACTAAAGTACCAATTGAGTCAGATACAGTCGCACTAAATGAGGTAGCACCAGTGGTAGCAATACCAATAATCTGATCTGCTCTGCCATCAATAATTCCGATTTTAATATTATTTGCCCAACTTCCAGGGTTTCTTGCAGCAACCGTTACACCATCAATAGTATTTTCATCATAACCCAATTCCTCATAATTTTCCGCACTCTTAATTCTTACACTACTAGCAGTACCTACAAAAGCATTTTTTATGCCCTCACCTGTTGCAGCGTTATAATTATCTGCTCTAATAACATTCAATGATCCACCATACGCAAGATATGATGATGCAGCTAACCAAGTTTCATATTGCTTATCAGTATTATGTGGTTTTCCAAATGTATTTAATAAGTCATTCTCATTAGCTATTAAAACTGGTGTTCCCACTGGGCCTTTTGCAAAAGGTCCTACAATTCCACCTATTTTATCTGATGTTGGATCAATTCTCCCAAGAGTTAAATCAATTTCCTTAACTAAAATTCCAGGAGATGCTAAATTTAGTGGCATCTTGTTTTCCCCTCGCAGTCCAAATTTATTCTAGAAATATTTATTAAAATATCTTTTTTACATGTATTTTTTTATCACATATAATCCCACATGTAAGATCTATCTCCATATTCGTCTAAATGCCACGTATCTCCATCCTTATCTACGAAACTTTCATCTTCTAATCCTGTAGCAACAAATCCAAATGGAGCCATATCTTGTTCTATTTGATTTTTCTGTTCTTCATAAATTCTTTTACGTACATCATTATCAGTCATCTCCTTAAAATAATCTTGTGCACATAACCATGAGAATATAACCAGACACATAGCTAAATCATCATTAGAACCTTCTTCTGCCTCAAACGAATTATGTTTCTGAGCAAATGTAGTTAATTCGGAAATGATATCATAATCCCATAAAAGTATTTTATCATCCTCAAGCATAGTCTTCAAATTAGAGCATCCTAATTTTTTGACTGCAGATGTTGTTCTAACTCCTAATTGAGTTTTCTTACCCGAAAATCCTTGACCTACAATCTGACCATTTCTTCCTCTCATTGTAGCCATTAATAAATTCTCATATTCCAAATCATACTGTAGAATACTTGCTACCTGATCTCCAATATCATTAACTTCTATCAATAAGTAAGCTTCATTATACCCTTTAGCTACATCAAAAATAACATTAGGAAATAACATTGGTTTAATTTCATTATTTCTATATTTGGCAACAACCTTATAAGGAAATTCCGTTATATCAAATACTAAGAAAGCAGAATAATCATTACCTAATCCTCTGGCAACATCAACCGTAATTATATAATTATGTTCTGGTATTGGATCGAGGTAAATATCGAGACCCGCATTTCTTTTCTTAGGTTCCTCATATACAAGAGTTTTTAACTTACTTGCATTAATAAGAGTATTAACAGATCCTAAGAACTCACACTCAAACTCAATCTTAAATTGTTCCTCAGAAGTATTGGCAATAGTTTGCTCTTTCCATACAGCATCTCTACCAGGAACTTCGCTCCAATGAACATCAGTAGGAACATATTCACTCTTACCTTTTTCACTATCGTGCCACATACGATAGAAATGATTCATACCCCGTGGGGTAGAAACTATAATAACTTTAGTAGATTGACCAGATGTAATTGTAGGATAAACTGATGCAAAGAAATCATCAGCAATGTGATTTGGAATGAATGCAAACTCATCAAGGAATATAACGTTATAAGATCCACCACGAACAGCAGATGATGAAGTAGAGTTTGAGGATATTTTAGAACCATTCTCTAATTCTAAACTACCTTTATTCCAAGAGATTATACCTTGTTGCATCCATGAAGGTAAATTTTCATATGCCAGTTGCAATCTACCTAATAAATCTCTAGCAGTAGATGCCTTGTTTGCAAGAATAGCAATATTTACATTATCGTTAAAAACTGCATAATGCAGCAAATAAGACACACACGTAGTAGACTTACCAGTCTGTCGTGGCATCTTACATATATTAAATCTATGTTTATGGAATCTTTCAATCAATTTCTCTTGGAAATCGTACATATCAAATTTCACTAGACCATGATCTAGAGAAACAATTTGAATATAATTTCTTGCAAAATAAACAGGATCCTGTTTACATTTCATAAACTCTATTATCTGCTCTTCTGTAAATTCGTGATGAGTATTAGCCCTTTTTAAATTGGGATTACCCAAATATATCTCATTGGAAGCCATAATCTAAATCCTCAATTAATGGTGTGATTTACCACACTTTATACAGGGATCACATCCACATCCCTTGCAGTCGCATGGAGTTGTCATAAGATTTACTTAAGATTTCTTATTATTATTTAGAAATCCATCTTTCAGCATCTTGGATAACTCAGTTGTAGATCCTACAAATACAGCATTATTGGTAACATTATTAGTAGTTTTATTCATCTCTTCATCAACTTCTCTAACTTTTTTCTGAAGTTCCATCAACTTATCAGTAGTATCAGCAACTGACTTGAGAATTTGACCAGCAACCTCATAAGCTCTAGGACTTGCAGTTTCATTTGCTACATCCATTATACCATTAAGAGATTCTTGACCCTTTTCAATCAAAGAATATAAATTGGCACGAGTATAGTCATAATCTTTATTAACTTCAGTAACATTTTTAAGACTCTCTTTTCTTGTAACACATCCATTCTCTGGAGTATTACTTACTTCAATACTACTAGTATTAAGTGCCTCATCAATAGGATCATAAGTAGACATAACTCTTAAATATCCTCTTGTCTTGTTGGACTATAATCTTTAGAATCTCCCAAATCTTGCCAATTTTCACTAAATCCAAAGTCATCTGCTGGACCAGCATCAGCCGGAACAGGAGTAACAGTATATCTCATTTCTCGTTTCGCCGTCTTAACATCAGTGTCACTATATAGATCTGCCTGAACTTTCCTAATAAGACCATCGGTGGTCTCAGCAATAGGCCCAAAGAGATAAGTTTTTGCTGTAAAATTTAAAGTGTATATAAGTGCTCTTCTAGTTGAAAAATCACCTTCATAATCATCTTGAAATGATATATTATCCAAAACTAATGGAATATCTCTTTTTTCCCCAATTGAACTTACTAAATCAACTGTTAAAGTAAATGCAGGTTGAAAGTAGGGTAATATCTGTTCTACAATCTGCAATGCATCATCATTTAATTTTGTAAAAATACTCAATTCAAATCCAATATTATAAGGCACTGGCATATAAACCTTTTTCAAATTAGTTCCATCAGAAGTCTTAAACGTTTGAGTAACACCTGCTTTTCTGGTAGGATCATAAGCAATATTATTCATCTCAAAAGACATTCTAGGTAATGTCGTTTGAACTGATTTATTTAAATCTGCTTGCTGTTCTAATCTAGCAAGAAATTTTTGAGCAGGGCCATATGATAACGGAATTTTTAATTCCGAATACTGGTCTCCTGAACCATCTTTATGTTTAATATCGATAGCATTAAAACAAGTTCCAAAAGCTATAATAGTCTTTCTAATAATTTCGTGGTAATAATAAGTTCCTAACATTATACTTGGCCAAAGGGATTTGATTCACTAAAATCAATAATAGAATCAGCTTCTGACTCTATTATTTCGTTCTGATCGTATTTATCAGCAAATTCAGCTGACTTAATATAATCAACACTATATTGTGCACCAGAAGTAGATCCTACTGCTATTTCACCAGCACCAAATTCACCGTCTGTAGTTCCAAGTTTGAGTATATTTGTATCCTTATGCCAACTCTTAACTCTACCTGTAGCACCCGTGACAGACCCTACAACCTTCTCATTGAATTGATACGTTCCAATACCTGTTATCAACTGAGGAGAACCCACGGTAGCAATTCCTGTTCCAACCGTATATCCAATACCAGCATCCGCAATAAGAATTTCACTAACTGTATTTGATGCACCAACTACTATTCTTCCACTTGCCGTTACAATACCCGCAGCAGCAGTTGGGCTGGTGAAATACAATTCTGGTGTATTGACATAACCAGAACCTTCATCAACAATAGTTATTGTTCCAAGACCCACCCCATCAGTAACCAATCTAGCAGTAGCAGCTGCTCCTACACCATGAGTAGTGGTAACACCATTTGTAGCAGTAGTTGCAGTACTTACGATAGTAACTGTTGGTGCTACCGTATAACCAAAACCTGGTTGAGTTAATAAAATCTCTTTAACAGAATATATGTTATCAACATGAGTTGTTATTGCAACTGCTTTGGCATCTATACCACCTGATGGTGCTGTAGTAATTGCCACTGTAGGAACTTGTGTATAACCATATCCATCATTATTGAGGAAAATATTTCTAATATATCCTGATGTTGTAGTTACTCCTAAAGTTGCAGTTGAACCTATGGAGATTAATTGTAACTCGGTTGTATATCCATATTCTAAGACACTATCATCCACCTCTTGAATACCTGTAGAGGCTTCATCCCATCCACCAATTTCATCTTCAAGTTCAAATAATTCACACTGTAATTCATATACATAATTTTTTTGTAATTGATAAAATGGTTTTTCATGTTCTACAAATTTTATCTCAAACATTCTTTGTCCCAATGGGAAATATATTAAATCTCCTTCTCTTGGTCTAGTTGCTACATTAATTTCACTCTCTGGCATTGCTACTAAAAATGGAGCAATAAAATCCTCAAACCTTTCTTTGGATATTGTAACAACCAAATCATCTTTAAGACTCATACCAAATTTAGTCATTATATCTCCAGCACCAGTATATCCCTCATATGTGTTAACATATGCTTCTATTGCAAAGTTATCATTAAAAGCAGAAGATTCTACTTCCCTAAAAATATTATCTGTATTAATAAGTTTTCTAGGTAGATAAAGTACTTCAACCCCATACATTGATAACTGTTCATTAATCAAATCTTGGAGTAATCTTTGTTCTCCTTGAGAACCTTGCAGAAAAAAGGAATTTAGTGCCATTATCCTATCAAATCAAGAGGTGGTAATTCATATTCACTACTCATTTTTTCTCTAATATAATCTATTTCTCTTTGACCATCATCATATATTTCTCTTCCATTAAACTCAATTCCACCAGGCAATTTGACTCCTCTAAATTTAATTAAATTTTGACCCCACTGTCTTTTTATAAGAGCAGTTGCATATCTCTTTAAGAATGAATCATTCCATACACCAGTAAATGTGGTAGGATCTAAAAGTCTATAACAATCAAGAACAAAATAAGTTCCAGCCTCTTCTGAAGCCCAGTCAATATCCAAATATAATCTATCTTGTCTTTGATTAAATCTTATTTGCTTATCGGTAGTTAATAGAAAATCTATATCTTCTAGATACCTTTTTACCATAGTATACTGTAGCAATTCAATAGAATTAAAATAATATAAGTCATTCAAAAATAGTTGATATTTTATACTAAACATTCCACCAGAAATAGAACTGGTATCAAACTTAAATATCTTTTCCACACCAATAACTGATTCTGGAACTTGAATAAAATTAGAATTTTCATACCAATTGAATGACATAGTTCCTACACCACTTACATCAGTAGAATTGGCAGTTGTTGTAACAATACCTACACCAGTAGTAGGATCGGCTTTTCCTCTATCAATATCATCCTGTGTTACTTTATATTTTAAATACATCCTTTCAACACCGTCAAAATGACGTTCATTGAAAAGTTGTAACGCATCATCTATTAAATCATCTACTTGATCATCATCAACATTAATCTCCAACACAGGAGCTCCTAATTGTCTTAAACAATAATCTTTAAGTTCTTGTCTAGTTGTTGGTTTTGCCATCAGTAGGTACCTCCATCGATTAATCCAGCAGTTAATGTTCCACTAACATTAGCAGTTGCTGCAGTTAAAATACCAGTAATATTAGCATTTCTAGCAGTAAATTCATCGAATGTTAGATCATCTTTTACATATAAATCTCCACCAACATAAAGATCACCGCCTGTAGTAGTAATACCTCCACTACTTGCTAATGTTGTAATTCCAACAACATTTAAAGTATCGGTAATATCAACTCCAGAAGAGCTAGTTTCAAGACGTTTTACATCATTATAAAATATGGATACAGATCCACCATCAACAGCTAAAAGGTAATCCTCACTATGATTTTGAGTTTGTAATCTTATATCATTACCAGCAATTCTAAATTGCCCTGTTTCATTCCTTATAGT